CGCCGCCACCGACGCCGCCACCGACGCCGCCACCCGCGCCGCCACCCGCGCCGCCACCGACGCCGCCACCCGCGCCGCCACCGACGCCGCCACCCACGCCGCCACCCGCGCCGCCACCGACGCCGCCACCGACGCCGCCACCGACGCCGCCACCCGCGCCGCCACCGACGCCGCCACCGACGCCGCCACCCGCGCCGCCACCCGCGCCGCCACCGACGCCGCCACCCGCGCCGCCACCGACGCCGCCACCCGCGCCGCCACCGACGCCGCCACCCGCGCCGCCACCCGCGCCGCCACCCGCGCCGCCACCGACGCCGCCACCTACGCCGCCACCCGCGCCGCCACCTACGCCACCACCTACGCCGCCACCTACGCCGCCACCGACGCCGCCAGAAAGCCTAGCGCCAAAGGCGCAAAAGCTCTCGCAGAGAGCGAAGCGGCGCGCGTATGCCGAGAGCTAGGCGGCGACCTCGGGATTCAATGCGCGCCGCGCTGGTATGACGCCTATCAGGGCGGCAACATGTGGGCTGGGTATGACTGCTACCTCACCGCCTGCCGCGATATCCTCGGCTTGGAATTGCGAGAGCATGAAGGTTACGCACACTGGGAACAGGCTGCGATCCACGGTGGCTTTCGTGTCATGCACGAAGAATTCTGCCTCGTATCGGATTTCCCAGAAGTCTTGAAGGTTGATGATCAAAACCGACCGCATTGCGAGAACGGCCCGTCGCATCGGTGGCGTGATGGATGGTGTCTTTATTTCTGGCATGGCGTGGAAGTGCCGGCGCATTGGATCGAGGATCGAGAAAACCTTGATCCGAATGAGGTCATCAAGGCGGCGAATGTCGAGCAGCGAGCCGCAGGCGCGGCAATCATCGGCTGGCCGAAGATGCTCACCGTCCTGAAGGCCAAGACGGTCGACAAGCACGCAAGCCCTGACATCGGCGAACTTATCGAGCTGACATTGCCGGGCCTTCCAGAACCTGGGCGGTTTCTGAAGGCCGTATGCCCTCGCAACGGAGTCATCGTTGAGGGCGTACCCCGCGTCTCCGACATTGATGGTCTTCCGATCAACACTGCCTTGGCCGCTCAGGCCTGGCGGATCGGCGACCCACAATCCGAATACATCCACCCCGAGCGTAGAACCTGAAAGGAAAGTGCATATGAAACAGGTAATTGGACAGCAGGGCGAATGCAGGATCGTCAAGATCGATGCTCTACCCGTAGACATGGAGACGAAGACGGTCGATCGCGTTGCGAAAGGCTTCGTCATCTCCCACTCCGAAAGCGGACATCACCATGTTTTGACCGGCGGCAACGTGATGGAGCGCACCAACAACGTTCCGGTCGGCATGCAGATCTTCTTCGCAATTTTGGATGAACCGCAGTCGTTCATTCAGGACGCAGCGAACCCGCACGGCGGCTACGACCTTGATCCCGGCATCTACGAATTTCGTGTCTCGCGTGAATTCGACCCGTTTTCCGAAATGGCGCGTCGCGTCGCCGACTAACCGACTGCTTCGGTTTCCGCATCTCCGGATGCGGCTTCCCAATCAGCCGACACTCAAGGGGCTAATCATGGAAAAATGCGATTTCAGAAGAATGAGGGAATGCGACTGCAAGGCCGGCCAATGCCAGCAGGAGATTGCGCTTGCCGCCCCTCTCATCACCTTCACCGCCAAAGAGCAGTTCTTTGCCATGGCGATGCTTACCCTCTTCATGATCTCGATCAGCTATTGGGCGCTGTCCAGTGCGAACGAAGCTTATCGGAAGCAGGCTCTTATCAATCAGGAGGATGTCGCATGGAAAAGGTAAAATCTCCCATGCCGGCCGACCGCATGGTCATGATCCAGACTGAAGCGGCCAAGCGCCTGATCCAGAACCTGCATGATCAAGGTTTCTCGGAAGATGCCGACCTAGTCACCGACAGCATCGAAGGCCAGACGAACCTTGCTGAAGCGCTTGAAGAAGCGCTTTCCGAGATCGACGAGTGCGAGATACTGATCATCGGCCTGGATGAGAAGATCAAGGCATTCGATGCTCGCAAGAAGATGCAGGCTGATCGGGCCGAGCGCATCCGCGCACTGATCGAGCAAGCGCTTGTCGCTACTGAGCAGAAGTCGATGAAGCTGGCTACGGCAACTATCTCGCTAGCCACACGCGCGCCGTCCCTCATCATCGAGACGGAATCCGACATTCCGGCCCGGTTCTGGGTCGAGCAAGAGCGCCCTGCTCCCAAGCTCGACAAAAAAGCCCTTAGCGCCGCGCTCAAGGCGAAGGAAGCCATTCCCGGCGCTACCCTCGATAACGGCAGTGTAAGCCTCACTGTAAGGAGACGATAATGAACGCCATAACCCGCTTTGATATGACCTCACGGCAGATCGCGCTCGTCAAGACTACAGTCGCCAAGGACACCAACGCCGAAGAGTTCAATCTCTATCTTGAGGTTGCCAACGCCAAGGGGCTCGACCCATTCCTTGGGCAGATCATCCCCATGGTCTTCAACAAGGACAAGGCCGACAAGCGGAAGATGACAATCATCATCAGCCGCGACGGACAGCGTGTGATTGCGCAGCGGTGCGGCGACTATCGCCCCGCCAGCGAGCCGGTGATCTACGATACCGACAAAACGCTGATGTCGCCACTGAACCCGCAGGGCATCGTCTCGGCTACGACATATCTCTGGAAGCAGGACCAGAAGTCCGGCGAATGGTTCAAGGTCGCTGGACAGGCCTTCTGGGAAGAGTTTGCGCCCGTCTCCGACGAATGGGTTTATGACGAGGCCGCCGGCAAGCGCAAGCCGAGCGGCAAGAAGGTTCTGGATAGCTCCGGCAACTGGTGCCGCATGCCGCGCCTCATGATCGCCAAGTGCGCCGAGATGCAGGCATTGCGGGCCGGCTGGCCTGAACAGTTCACCGGCATGTACGATGAAGCCGAGATGGACCGCGCGAAGGTACTGGACCTGTCGGCTTCCGAGATCGTCGAGCATGAAAAGACGCAGAGCCGTCTTCAGGCCATCGGCGGCGCGGATACGATCACCGTTACCTGGGGTGACAATTGGGCGCTGGAAAACGTCAAGGTTGGCGAGTTTGCCGACCGGGTAGCCGAATTCATCAAGGCTGAGCCGAAGGAAAAGATCCTCAAGTGGCGCGATGCCAACCGCGAGCCGTTGCGGCAGTTTTGGGCGCGCCATCCCGGAGATGCTCTGGAAATCAAGAAGATGCTTGAGGCTGTCGCATGAGCCAGAAGAAACAACGCTTCATCCTCATCAATGATCGAGTGCGTGAGAACGCCATCGCTGCACTAAGATCAGCGTCCGAAGGAAGCGCCGTCATGGTCGGCCCGGCGACGCGCAGCCTTGATCAGAACGCCAAGTTCCATGCGATCTGCACTGATATTGCCAACTCACAGATGACGTGGGCCGGCAATCGCCGGGATGCCGAATCTTGGAAGGTGCTGCTGGTCTCCGGTCATACCGTGGCAACGGCCGGCGAAGTCGAGATCATCCCCGGCCTTGAAAACGAGTTCGTCAACATTCGCGAGAGCACGGCCCGGATGTCGGTAGGGCGTGCCGCTAGCCTCATCACCTATGCAATCGCCTTCTGCGACACGAACGGCGTTCACCTTACCGAGACAATTCGCGGCGGCTTCTATGACGGCGCAAACGATAGGAGCGCGGCATGAGCGTGGATAATCTCCCAATTCAGACCGACCAATGGGACGAGACGACGCGCGGCAAGAAGATGTCCGATGCAACCGGACGTGTGATCTTCAAATACCAGATGCCAGTTCTTGAGCGCTTCACGATGTCTCTTCCGGTCGGCGCCAAAATCATCCGCATGGAGGATCAGGGCGGAATGTTCTGGCTGTGGGCATTGGTCCGCACGGATGTTCCAGACGAGGATCGCCATTTCTGGGCATTCAAGTGCGGGGGCAAAATACCTGACGATATCAACATCCGGTATGTCGGCTTCTGCGCCGTGTTTGTGCAGCAGGAGCTTGGCCTCTACATTTTCGAGGACATAGGCAATGAGTGAGATTTATGGCGCGCCACCGATCGACCTTGGCCTGATCGACATCAGCCCGCGCGAGATGATGTTT